CGAATTCCCCAAACCAGTTGCCATCGTGGAGTCTGTAGCCCCAGCCGCAGAATACGTGGCGGTATTCGGAGAAAGGTTAACATCCGCGAGGAGGGGACCCGCGAAGAGCAGAAACCAAGCGCTCAACAAAGTAGGACGCAAATCGAAGGGCTTCAGCACACGGAAGGTCTCATAGCGTAAAAACGCCTCAAAGCGGCCGGGCGATTTAAATTCTTATGACGGGAATTTCGCTCAAAAACGAATCGGGGAGCAGAAGTCCACCGAACCTTGTGTCAATCGGGTTGCTTTTGAGCCGGTCTACGGAGAGGCTGCCGCGAGCAATTGTGCACTGCCGCCTTGCGCCGGTTCGGTTGTGACTCCCAAGATAGCTGCTCTCAGGTCAGGAGAAGCTTCCAGTTCGCCGCGTTCCAGTTGTGGCCTGAACACCATCAGAATTATGGGAAACTTTTCTCGATATCTCGCGAAACCATGGCGACTGCGGCGCTGGTGGCAAGAGTAGTCCCACGGTCACACGCTTGATTCGTTCTAATTGCACGCCCCGGATGGATCAGGTTTCGGAAGTCCTTCGCTAGCCTCGCCTGCGCCGCCGTTTCCGGTTCGATCAATTTCAACTCCTCGTATCACTCCCTATTGCGGAACCGCAGCGTCTTCGTCCCTGGGAGCCAGCGATGTGAATTTCGTCACGTCGTCCGGTCGGGCACGCCACAGCTTCCCGATCCTGCGGGCTGGGATGAGGCCGCTCTGCATATGGCGCAGCGCCGTGCGCTCGCTGATCCCCAGGTAGCTAGCGACCTCTTTGGGGGACCAGAGCGGTTTTAGATTCTCGGCCACAAACGGAGTTTAGGGTACATGGACACCGTCTTAGGCCATCATCCGCCGCATCGTGATGAAAAGCAACAATCTGGCCGCATAATGTTCCCGAGATGCCACCACGTTGCACAGTCTGCCGGTCCCCGAGACGCGCCGACGTCGAGCGCCAGCTTGTAGCGGGCACCTCCTTGCGCGACATCGCGCGACAATTCCGGTTCAGTAAAGACGCCATCTCGCGGCACCAAAAGGGTTGCGTGGCCGAGGCCCTGGCAAAGCGCACCGAGACGCAGGAGCTGGCGCTCCAGGACCGGCTGCTGGCCGAGATGGAGGGGCTACAGGCGAAGACGCTGGCCATCCTGGAGAAGACCTCGAGCGAGGAGCCACGCGTGGCCCTGGCCGCGATCGCGGAGGCGAGACACAACATCGCCCTAGTCGCGCGGATGACGGGGCGGCTGGATCCGGTTCAGGAGCAGGACAAGAACGACGGCAGGTTGATCACCTACGAAGAGCTGAAGGTGATTATCCAGTCGCGGAGGGTCTCCCGGCAGTGAAGCGACTCACCCGCCGGCAGGAAGCCCTCGTGGTCGAGAACCTCGACCTGGTAGACCCTATTGCTCGCGGCGTGGGGCGAATGCTCGCGGTCTCGGTTGAGTTGGACGACATGATCCAGGCCGGCCGCATCGGACTGATGCAGGCGGCGCGGCGGTTCGACCCGGGCGCCGGTGTTCCCTTCCGTGTGTACGCCAAGTCGCGAGTGCGCGGCGCAATCATCGACACCTTCCGGCGCCGCAACTATCACTACGAGCTGCACGCGGAAATCCGCGATGACACGCCCACCGCGGGGCCGTCCGTAGAAGAAGAATTGGATCGCGAAAAAGCGGGCGGAGACGGTCTGTGAAGCGATGCACACGCTCCCCGAGCAGATGGCCGATATCCTCCGGCTCCGGGCGGAAGGCTATACCTATCTGGCCATCGGCAAGCGTTTCCAGCGCTCCGAGGCCTGGGCGCACGCCCGAGCGCAAGAAGCGCGGCGAAGGCTGCGTCCCATGCTGGCGATCTACCGGTTAGATCGTGGGGCCTGAGGATATTTTCGAGCGCTTCAACGACCATGAAGCCTTCTGCCGGGAGTCCCTGACCGTCCGCACTGAGCAAGGCGCGGTTGTGCCTCTCGACCTGGGCCCGGCGCAGCTCAGGCTGGATGAGGCGATCCGGAAGCAGTGTGAACGCGGCAAGCCCGTCCGTATCGTGTATCTGAAAGCCAGACGGGTTCGGGTCTCGACGGCAACCGCGGCTCAAAATTTTCATAAGACGCCGTTCCACACCGGCCAGCACACCGCCGTAGTTGCACACGACGAGGAGACAGCGCTCAACCTATTCCGCTACTACGACCACTTCGCCAAGGAGTACAAGCCGTTCGGTGGAGTGATCGGACTCCCCCGTCTACGGAAGTCAGCGGAGGGAAAACTCGAGTGGGCGAACGATTCCTGGGTGCATGTGGCCACCGCGCGGAATGTGAACTTTGGCCGGAGCTTCAATCTGCGGCGCGTTCACTTCAGTGAGTTCGCCTTCTACCTGAACGCTACGGCGCTGATGGTGTCGGTGATGCAGGCGGTCCCCAATGACGCGGACACCATGGTGGTGGTCGAGTCCACGGCGAATGGCGTGGGCAACGAGTTCCACAAGCTGTGGCTCCGGGCGAACGATCCGCTCAACCCGTCCGATTGGATCGCGGTGTTCTTCGCCTGGTGGGAGCATCCGGACTATTCACTCCCGCTAGAAGAGGAGGCAGGCAGGTTCGAGGCCTCGCTCGACAACGAAGAACGCGACCTCAAGAAACAATACAACCTCACGCTGGAGCAGCTCAACTGGCGGCGTTGGTGCATCGAGAACAACCTGGCCGGCGACAAAGCGAAGTTCCGGCAGGAATACCCGAGTTGCCCCGAGGAGGCGTTCCTCGCGTCCGGGCGCTTGCGCTTCGACGTGCAGTGCATCAATCGCCTGCCGGTGCAGAGAGACGCGGCGCAGGGCGGGCTCGAGGTCAATAGCGTGGGACTGGAGAAGCGCATTAGCTTCGTGCCTCGGGAGCGGGGCGAGCTAACGGTGTTTCGCCGGCCGGAACGCGGACGGCTATACGTGATGGGCGCGGACTCCGCGGAGGGCATCGACGCGAACGAGGGCAAGGGTGAGGTCGATCCCGACTTTTCGGTGGGCGATGTGTACGACCGCGACACCGGCGAAGAGGTCGCGGTCCTGCGTGGCCGCCTGACGCCGTCGGCGTTCGGCCAGTACCTGTACTGGCTTGGCATCTACTACAACTGGGCGGGCATCGTGCCCGAGGTCAACTCGATCGGCGTGGCGACCGTGGACGAGATGCTGCGGCTCGGCTATCCGCCAGGTCTGATCTATCACCGGCTGAAGCAGCCCGACGAGGATCCGGCGCAACGCGCGGACCTGATCGGGTGGAAGACGACAACGGTCACGCGGCAGCAGTTATTGAGCAAGCTCGACACGGCGCTGCGGGAGCGGGCGCTCCACATCCATTCTCCGATCACCGTGCAGGAATTGATGACGTTCGTGATCTGGCCGGACGGGAAGGCGCGCGCGCAGAAGGGTTGCCACGACGACACGGTGATTGCGGCGGCGCTGGCCGTGGTGGGGATCGAGCAGCTGCCGCGGTGGTCGCCTCCGGGCACTCGGGCGGCGCCGACGGTGGAGAAATACGGACGGCGGGGCGAAGTAGAGGCCAGAGGCACGAGACTTCGATTCTGAAATGGCTGCTGCGGGAATGGCTCTGGCTGATGGGCGGGAGGGACGCTTCGCCGCCATGCGGGAACGCGTAGCGGTGCGCGAATTAGCTAGAACAGCGACTGAGCCTGCCGGAATAATCAGCTCCGACTGGGACCCGGCGTTCTGCCGGGTGTACGGCCAATGGCGCTGCCTGAAGTGCCACGGATCGGGCAGCCGGATCAGCTGCGGCAAAGTCAAGCCCTGCCTATGCACGCTGCGCAAGATTTTCCGGCAGATGATAAGCCGCTATCACCAGATCCAGCAGCATCCCCAGCTCGGCGCGTTGCGCTATGGGGTCCTGCAGCGTGGCAAGGCGCTGTACTTCTCGCGTCCGGAGATGGAATTCTGCGCGGACCTGGAACTGCTAGCGCGGCGGCTGCTCGACAGGTTTCACTTCACCGTATTCCGGATCTGCGCGCTTGAGGGGGGCGACTGGAGCCAGGCTGCCCTCGCGCTGCGCTCGAACCGCGGACGGATCTTCCATGCGGTGTATCGCGTGGAAGCCGCGATCGGCCGCGCGGCCAGGGAGCTACGGCCGCATCGTTTGTTTCCGCTTGACGAGTATTTCCACGGCGCGTGCACGACGTCTCCCGCCTCGACCATCCGAGTGGACCGCGGAGGAAAAACAGTTAAGTGGAGCCGCAAAAAAACTTTCAGCTAGGGCTGCCGGAGGCCGAGATCCGCAAGCTCGGCGATCGCGTGATGAGCGACTACCGGGCGGCGCTCGGAGACCATAACCGGCGCATGAATCGCTTCCGCGAGTACTATCGGCGCTGGCGGGCGCTTCCGGATGAGCCGGTGATCGGCGAGGAGGAAGCCTCGAACTTCCCTGTTCCCTTTATCGAGTGGAACGTGCTCGCGAAGCTGGCGAAGGAAGCGGACTCGATCTTCGGGGATGACGCCGAAATCGTGGCCGTGCCTGTTGGACCGAGCGACCAGCGCAAGGTAAAAAAGATCGGCCGATACATGACCTGGCGCGTGTTCAACTCCATGAAGATCACGCGCGAGTTGCTGGAGTTCGTGCTGCGCAAGATCCTGTTCGGACGATCGCACGCCTACGCGCCGTACAAGCGCGACGTTTACGACGGACCGGATGGTGAGGAGATAGTCGAGTACGAGGGCCCGGACTTCCAGCCGCAGTGGCCCGACGACGTCATCGTGCCGGCCGAAGAGGTCAAGAACATCCATAACTTCAGCTTCGTGATTCGGCGCTATCGCACCACGCCGGAGGAGCTGCTGCAGGGCGAGGAAGAGGGCCGCTACCAGGGCATCACCGAGAACTTCCAGCGTATCGTCACACAGGCCAAAAACGGGATGCGGCGCGAGTTCGAGGGTGAAGAGGTCAAGCTCGAAGCAGACGAAGCCGAAGGCATCCTCTATCACCGTCCATTGTCTGGCGGCGAGAATCTGATGGTTCTCGAGTGGTACGGGCGCTGGCGCATGCCGAAGGACACCAGCGCGGACGCGGGCAGCCCGGATGAGATGGACTTCAAGCAGCGGGAAATGCGCGAGACCGAGCTGGTGACTCGACTCCTGCCCGACATGAATCTAGTAATCGCTGTTCAGAACCTGGCGGACCTGTACCCCGGCAAAAAAGACAAGCGCCCATTCGTAGAGGCCTCGCTGATCCCCGATGGGCGCTACTGGGCGAAGGGCGTCTGTGAGATGGCGTGCGATCTCGAAGACGAGATTCGCGTGAACCACAACCAGGCGACAGAAGGCGCTGCCCTCTCAGTCAATCCACCGCTCGGCTACCGGCCGGCATCGGGTTTCGAGCCAAAACAGTTTCGCGTGGAAGCGGGCACGTCGATCCCCCTCGATAACCCGCAGACCGACATTAAGCAGTTGACCAT